TCCTCGACGGTGCCCGTGGGGTTGGCCAGAAGCAGGCGGTCTGCCTCAGCCTCCGGGCCCTTGACTTCCCACATGGGGTGATCGTAGGGGACAGGGGGGCCAAAATAAAATTCCTCACTGGTATCGATGTCTTGATAGCCTATGCAGTGCACCACGGTCATTCGCTTGATGTCACCATCATCCCGGAGCAGGCCGTTACTTTCTATGTCCCCACCTAGGCGTCTCTTCATGTCAGACCTTCTTCAGCAATAGGTTGACATGGGTCGGCTCCTTGATGCTCACCCCGAAGTCCTCCTCCCAGCGGCGCACATGGTATGCCAGCGGGTAGTGGTCGAAGTGGCGGAGCTGGTAGCCAGAGCCAACGGTTGTCAGGTTGATCCACTGCTCGGCGGAGAGCGAGAGGTAGGTCTCAGCGTACTCCTTGGTGGTATCCTCGTAGTCGTACTTCAGGAGGCCTTCGAGCATCTCCCGCTTGTTGCCCACTCTCCCCACTTCCTCGCAGCCATAGAGCAGCCAGTGGGTCAGCTTGTCGCTGCGCATGAGGGCTTGCTCTAGGCTGGGCTCAACGGGTGTATCGTAGAGGTCATGCTCCACGCCCATGTCCCGGATGGCGATGTAGTCACAGCCCAGCGCCCGGATGGTCTTCCAGAAGGAGTGGAAGCTGGTGCCCTCAGAGAGGACCTCATGGACCACCGAGCTGAGGATGAGGCAGGACTTCTTGCCCTGCTTGTGGAGAGCATCAAGCTCAGCCGCAAAGAGGGCTAGGTGTGGGGTCCAGAAGCCGCCCTGAGGGGACCGCGCAATGGCGGCCTCGATGCTGGACTTGTTGCGGTCATAGCCGATGACATCGCACTGGCGCTCCGCCTTGAGGTTAGCCAGCAGGGCCCCATCAGCGCAGCCGAAGTCGGCAAACACAGTGACATCTTCAGGGACCCGAGAGACGAACCAGAGCTTGTCCTTAATGGAGCTGCGCAGACGGAGGTGATAGGTGTCTAGGCGCTGGGGCATGGCTACGATGTTCATCTCTGGGGGCTCCTAAAGGGCTTGGACTGCTGGTTGCCCAGCGGGTTAATGGCTAGTGCTTGGTCGTGGGGCCGGGGCCCTTGGTATTGTCCGTATGCAGCCTGATGTTCTGCTTACGGTTTATCGCGGCCTTGATGGCGTTCTGCAAGCGGGAGCAGAAGTTGACCACCTTCTCAGCCATATGCTTGGGCTTCAGGCGCTTCGCGTCCTCAAGCTCATCCATCTGCTTCCACTCGGGGAGGGACATGAAGTCTACCCCATAGCTACGCAGCGCATGGTAACCGGCAAGGAGGGCCCGAGAGAAAGCCTCAGCCCCGTGGAGCCGGGCCTCTAGGTCTTCCGCCCTGTCGGTCTTCTTATCATCCATATGTGTGTCCTCAGTAGTCTGCTGAGCCTACCGGACGGAACCCCTTGGTGGGTGAGTGATCGTCATCCCCATCGGAAGGTTTGCCCATTGGCGGGAAGGGGATAGGTGAGGGGATAAGCCTGCCGTCTTCATTGTAGTACAGGACATCAGCGATGCCCGTCTTGCCCATCTTGCGGATAGGCTTGATGATACGGCTCTGTGTAACTCTCCAGCCCTCACCGGCTGCTTGGTTGTTACGCTCCCACCCAATGACACCCATGGCGAAATTCGCTAGACCCCCAGAGCTGCGTAGCTCGTTTAGTGAGGTCGGTGCCCCCTCTTCGTGAGGGATGCCTTGGGTACGCTTGAGGTGGTGCGATATCTCTAGGTGGATGTCCAGTTCCTTCACCATCTTGGCAAACTCACCGGCCACCATATCGAGGACCCGGCGCTCATCCGCAGTCAGGTCAATGCCTGATGCCACGAAGGAGAGGGGGTCAAGGAATACCACCTTGCACTCTAGTGCCTTGGCCACGTAGCGCACGTAGCTCATGATGGCTTCCATCTTCCACTCGGCTGTCTCAGGGTCAAACAGCTCGACTAGCCCGGTGCCAAACACTTGGCCATGGACCTGAAGCATCCGCTTGTCGTAGGCCGCAAGGGCCTCTGTGTCCTCAGGGTCAGGGACTGGAAGGAGGTGCAAGCGGCAGTTCTCTTTGATGGACATGAGGCCCATCATGGCATCCCGGAGCGTATCCTCAAAACTAAGGATGGCGATCTTCACGCCCTGCTCTACGAGATGGTATTGGATTTCCCTGAGGCTGGTGCTCTTGCCTACCCCGGTGCCTGCCACATGGTATATGACATCGCCTAGGTGTAGGCCGCCAGTCATCTCTTGGAGCTTGGGCATCTGGGGCGGGTAGTTGTAGGCCAGCACCTTCTCGCGCGGTGCCATGATGGCGGACCCACGTTCATTGGCATTGACGATACCCCGAGGCCGCCACTTAGCCGCAGCGTACAGCACGGACTTGATGTCCCCCGGCTTGTCAGCCTGAAGCACATCCGATGCATCCTTATAGCCCACGGCCTTGGCTAGGCGGACCTTGCCCACCTTGAACAGCTTGGCGCACTCTTCTGCGGCTGCTCTGCCCGGATCATCATCATCGAACCACAGCACGATGTCCTCGAAGCGGTCTAGCCAGAGGTAGTTGGCCTTGAGGCAGTCCGCTGCGTTACCCGCCCCTGTGTTGATGGACACTGCGGCTGACTTGAAGTCTATCGCCTGTGCCACGGAGAGGGCATCTAGCTCCCCCTCGGTGATGATGACTTGGCGGTCAAACTTATCGCCGTACACATGGCGGCCAAAGAGCTGGCATTTGCCTAGGCCCGGTGCTCCCTCTGCCTTGAGGGCCACGAAGGACTTGTCCGGGAACCTGAGCTTCTGGACCACGAGGTTGCCCTGCATGTCGTAATAGGGGTAGACCTGTCGGCGGCCACCGGAGTAGGCACCGAGGAAGACCCCGTACTTGCGCATGGTGTCCTGCGTGATGCGTCTAGCCCTGAGCCCCTCGCTGGGGTAGGAACTGGCGTCCGCTACAAGCAGCTCCTTAGCGGGGGAGCCTTCGGAGGATTTGCTGGCAGGCAAGCTCGGCGCTTCCCCCGAGGCCGGAACGAAGTGCCCGCAGCCCTGCGAGTAGCAATGTGCGTGGGAGTCGGCATACGTCACGAAACCCTTGAGTGATCCGCATTTGGGACATTCACCTTTGCTGATAACTGTGTCATGACCCTCAGGCCGGTCCTCGGTGTCACTCATCGAGGGCCTCTACTTCCAGCGCACTAAGGGGGCGCACCAAGAAGGCATGAGTGTCTGGTGAGAAGCGGTCCATAAGGTCTGCCATGGTGTCCGTGTCTAGGTAAGTGACGGCCTCGTGGACCTTCTTACCCCTCGGAATAACCACCTTGATGCGGACCCTCTGGCCTTTCCAATGGCTCATGTTGGGAACATCTCCTTCAATGCTTTGGCCGCTTGCACGGTCCTTGTGGGATACTGTAAGGCAAACCCAGTGCCCGCCACCAAGTCCTCCATCGTGACCAACTCCTTGTGCCAGTGCTCGATGGTATCCCACTGGGCCATCAGGCCCTTGGTCATCTCATCGAATAGCTTGTCGCTGACCACAGGGCTGTCCATAACGTAGTACGCATAGCAGGCCATGAGGTAGTGTGGGATGAGCATGTTGGGGTTGGCCGTTACGATGGCCCTGACGTAGGCATCGGGGTCTGGCCTAGCGCCTCTTCGTGCCACCGTCGAGGGCCACAGCGATGAGGAGGATAATCAGAGGCACGGCCATGAGGGCCATCACAATGACCAGCCCAAGCCAGAACGGGGCCAAGACCCAGAGCCAGCTCCAAGTGATGTAGCCGGTGAGCTTGAGCCCAATGAAGAGAAGCCCTAGGGCCAGCGGGAAGGTGAGCCTCATGGTGTCTTTTCCTTGAGTTGCCAGAAGCCAACAAAGCCTAGCTTCTTGGATTGGTAGGGGATGGGCTTTCCGTCTGGCCCAAGGATGCTGGAGTGGGTCTCCTCGATTTGCTCGAAGACTTCCTCCGTAGGGTTTAGCCCAACGTCGGCCCAAGAGTCCGGGAAGGAGGTGGACCCCTTAGTCCTTCTTGGGGAAGCGGTACTTCTTGAAGGCCCGGCCATCGGCACCAACCTCCATCTCCGTCTCGATGTCATAGCCCAAGCGGCGAAGCTCGGTGATACGCTTGGTGAGGGAGTTGATGTTGAGCGTGATGATCGCCACCTTGACGGTGAGCGTGCGGCCCTGCTCAAGGTAGTCCACGATAAGCTTCTGCTGTGGGGTCAGTTCTGTGGCAGACATAAAGTCCTCACTCGGTTCATGTCCACGGGGGGACACATGTGGTTTCTGTGTTGGTTCCTGCCCAGCTCGCCATGGCCCTTAAGCTCGACCTCAGGATAGTACATCCGCATGTTGGCCATGAGCCCCCGTAGCGTTTCCCACTGGGCATCCTTGAAGTCGTCACACTGGACGGCTATCTGCTCACCATCCGGGCCCTGCCTGTAGCGGACACCACCACCGAGGTAGACCCCGATGCTGTCCTTGTTGTGGCCGGGAGCGTGAGACCCAATGCAGTCATGGGGTCTGGTGCTTAGCAGATAGCCGTCTGGGAAGATGACGAAGTGATATCCGATGGAGAGTAGGCCCAGCTTGCGGCCATTGACCAGAAGCCAATCCTTTAGGTTCGACTTGTCGTGGGGCGTGTGGCCACCATGGAGGATGATGGTCTTGGTGCTTGCCCGCTTGCGGTACTCTAGGCTGGCTAGATGGCTCGCCAAAGGTCTGCCCCCGGAGGCTGGTAGCTATGGCCACAGGAGACCAGCAGGGCCCCCAGTAGGAGGCATCCGACGAAGAGGACGATGAGGTTGACAGTGTGTCTGTCCATTACTGGCACCTCTCTAGCTTCTGGTAGTGCTTGTCCAAGTCGATGGTCCAAGCGCTGGCCGATGGGTCTGACCCCAAGCCTGCCAATGCGCCAACCACGGAGGCAGGCGGAGGGGCTAACTGGGGGCAGACGATCTTGGTGGTGGTTGCGCAGCCAAATAGCCCGAATAGGAAGAGGGTGAGCAGGAGGATGACAAGGAGGTCCGCTCCTACGAATGGCTTCATGGGTCCAAGCTCCGCTTCCTGAGGTTCTCTATGGCCTTCCCGAAGTCTGGCTTCTGGGCATCGATCTTGTCGAACTGCTTCTGGATGCGGTTGGTCTGCTTGGCGGCTTCCGCATGAGCACCGGCAGCTCCACCCTTGCGGCCCTTGATGTAGGCCGTAGCGAGGGCCACGATGATGAGGCCTGCCAGAGCGAGGTAGCCTTTGAGTTTAGCCCATAGCCAAATCATTTGAGGCATACCTCCAGCTCTCTCTTGCGCCTATTCGTCAGGCCCTTGATCTTCTTGCTCCCCGCCTTGTCCCACTTGAGCAGCTCCGCACAGGCACCCTTACGGTCTCCGGCATCAGCCTTGCGCTTGAGGGTGGACTTGCAGGCCGCCCCGGTGCCCACGTTATAGGCCCACGAGATGACCGCAGCCCTGAAGTAGTCCGGGTGCTTATACCAGTCGGTAAAGCATTGGGACAGGGGCTTGTCGAAGTCATTGGTGACCCGCTTGTAGAGCATCTCAAGGCACTGGTCCTTGGTGAAGACCATGTTGGGGCCTATCCCCTTCGTCTCCCCATAGCACACGGTCCAGACGGGGGGCTTGGCAATGCGGTCCAAGTAGGACTTCAAAGCCAGCCCCTCGCTCGGCTGAATGAGCATGGTGATGGACATGGAGATGGCCGCTAGGGCACCCCCGAAGGTGGCCCCGGTTGCCTTGGGGTTATTCCTTGCGGTCTTGCTCAGCGCTCGTTGGGCCTGAAGCCGCTTGACGCAGAGAGGGTTTACCAAAGGGCCGTCCCTCCGGTCAGCACGAAGCTGAGCACGAAGCCGAGCACGAAGCCTACCACTAGGTCAAGCATTAGTTGGCGTAGGAGTTCCATGTGGGTCTACCCCGCTGTTACTGGCCCTTAGCCAGCGATGTTGTTCTGAGTGAGCACCCTAGCTACTAAAGCGCCACCCGATGCCAGCCCTGACAGAGCCGCGAAGACACCCGGAGGCATCCACGGGATAAGCCCTTGCATAAGCGGGAGGGCAATCTCTAGGCCAGTCAGGATGCCAGCGATGATGATGAGACGGACAGACCATGCCTTGAGGAGCAGTGCCTTCCAGTTGTCTTTAAGCCGCACTTGGGGTCTTGCCTCCGCTCAGCGTGACCCATACCGTAAGGCAGGGCACGAGGTTGACGCACAGGCGCTTGTTGGTGGGAGACCAGTGTGCCCCCACCCAGAGGCTACCCCAGCGGAACAGGAGGCCTGCCTTCACAGCTCCTACCGAGAGCACGGTCTCAGATGTCCTGCTTGAAGATGACCTCGGTGGTCTTCTTGAGGAGCGTGTGGGCACCGTTGAGCTTGAGGTACTCGTCGGTCTGGAAGCGGAGCAGGAGGTCGTCCTCGCTGACATCTTCGTTGGGGATGGTCATGGCTGTCTCACCGTGGAGGTGGACCGCGAAGTACTGCGTGAGGGTCTCCTTGGTGGAGGTCGCGGTGTCATCGTGGGTGCCAACCGCTGGCTTGGGCTTGCGGGCATTGCGGGTGCTTGGGGTCTCTGCACTCTTGGTCATTTGCGTTCCTTGCTTAGAGCAGCCGCATAGGGGCCGCGCTTGATGACTTCGTGGGGGTGAATGGCTGGACCCCTCTCCTTGAACCACTCCGGGGGAATGAGCTTGTCGGCGTACTTGAAGCCGTACTTCAGGCACCACTCCGCCATGGTTGACTTAGCGCCCGGCCCAATGGGAGCCTTGGAGCGGCTGAAGACGAACCGGATGTCCAGCTCTGGGTACTGCTGCTTGATGAGCAGGTGCTTGGCCCGGTCGGAGCTGTCGAAGATGCCCTTGCCCTCGATGATGATCCCATTGTCCAGCTCGAAGTCTGGCGTATAGGAGTGCTCCTTTGAGGGGATGGTGTACTTCAGCTTGACCAGCTCGAAGCGGACTGTGTGCCCGTGAAGCTTGATGTGGTCGCTGAGTTTCTCTTCGAGCCCAGACCGGAAGCCGTGCTTTAGGCCGATAGCCTTCTTGTGCGCCGGGGTGCCCTTGCGTACCCAATCGGGGATGATGCGGGTCATTAGGGCTTACGGTGCTGCGTAGCCCTGAGCGGAAACGAAGACGGAGCCCGTCACGGCTGTTTCGGTGAGGATTTCCAGCAAGTTATTTGCGGTGCTACGTAGCGGCGTGGGGAACAGGATTTGGAAGTCCTCCGCCGCTGGTGTTTGCAGCCTTGTGCGCCAGATGATCGAGCCACCGGCACCGTCACGGATTGAGAGCAGCGTGCCAGCACCAAGCAAATCATGGCTGATAGTGAGCGCTGTCAGGTAGTTCCGAATGCCGGCACCCGCTGCGGCCTTGATCGTCACTGCCGTCGTAGTGTTAGTGATCGATCCGACAACCGCCGTCCAGTCCGCGTCCGGGATTGAGAATGGCTTGGTCACCAATGCACCCACAAGCGTGGTCACAAGGTCTGCCACATCGCCAGTCGAGACAGCCGTGTAGTTGGCGTTGAGGGCTCGGCCAGCAATGCGCACCGGGTTGCTGCTGATGGCAGCATCGTGGGCCGCCATGCCCC